GATATTTATCCCGTTCGATAGCAGCATCGAAACGATTCAAATCAGTAGAGACCCTTGTTTGTTCAGCAGTTGCGTCGATACTTTCTACAGAGGCTCTGGTTTGTTGTACAGCTAGCGCAGATGATACACCTTTACTAATTGCACCGGCGGGATCAGCCTTAACGGCTTTACCTTTAGCACCAATAGGAGTTGAAGCACCACGCCCACCAGTAGCAGAGAGAATTGGATTTAGACCGGCTGCACGCAAGTCTTTAACTTGACGTTGATGAGCAGTATTAGACATACGCTCTTGAAAAGCCATTTGCTCACGAGACATATCACGTTCACGATGAAATGCAGTTGTAGCTGATTCTTTTTCAATGAAGTAGTTTGCAACACCTAAGCCTATGGCAGCTAATAAAGCCATTATGAATCTCCTTTTATAAATGTGATCCAAATTTTATCCTTAAAAATGATCAATAAGCCCAGGTACAGAACGAACGGGCATAGGACGGGTTGTAATTAAATTGATATATGAATCAAAGACGAATTCAGGTTCGTCTGTAACAGCAACCACACGAGCCACAGGAGGATTTTCTTCAATAAAATCAGAGTTGAGAGCAGGGAGAGTTAGGAAATCTTGAGAGAGATGCCACGCATCGAGAGATTGAGCATGATCAGAGCGAAGAACGCCAGTGATCAGAGAGGGGTAATAACGGTATTCAGCAAACCGTTCTTGATAACCAAAGACACGCAGATTATCAGGAGTGCCAGTACCACCTGTATCAGTGGCAGGATCTTGAATCCAGATCTCCTGATTAAGCACAGGCTGTTCGCCAAGATGTGCGAGAGCAGGCCAATAAAAATCGTATTTTGTTTGTCTTGACCACATACGATTAAGGCCTTGTTGATAGGTAAGGTCGGCACGGCATGAAATCAAACCAATGATTACACCGTGTTCAACAAATGACTTTGTGAAACCGACACCAGATTGAGAATGATACCCGATAGCGGTCAAATGACCTTGATCTGTACCAACCAAAGTTTCAGACGTTTGAGGTATAGGAGTTACAGTCACAGGAGAGGAACCACCGCCCAAATATTCGGGACGTTGTAACCGTGAATCGGGTGAGTCTACTTTGAAGTGAGCATAAATAATCTCCGTGTAACGAGTACCGCCACGGGCATCACGTTCAAGTAATTTTTGAAGCTGGAAAGCTTGACGAAGTGAGTTGATAGTTGCAGATGTTGCAGATGATAAATCGACAAACAATTTATCACCTTCAGTACCTTGCGATGAATGAAGATGGATATCATTATCCGTCTGATTATTTTGCAACTTGATATAATCATCAGCAACCGTTGAAAAGACACTAATATCAGCATTAGTGCTACCAAGAGCACCATCCGTTGCAATAGGGGCACTAGTGCCAAGAGGTAATTCCACACCATCACCTTTTTGAGGCCAGGGCAGGCAGGATGTGAAATAGTCGTGGCGTTTGCCACGTTTAAGCAAAACATAATCGGCGATGGCATCAGGGCCATCATCACGATCGACTGTCACCGAGTTTTGCAGGTTCTCATCACGAAACCATTCGTTCCAGATGAGATTGTATGCACGGAAGTGCAGAGAGTTAACTTTAACGTCAGGAATAAGAGGAGGTATGCCGAAATAATCGGCCAGTTCACCAGCAGCAAAGCCCGGGGCTGTGCCGGTGATCGTTGGGACTGTAAAGTCAGTTGATGAATCAGGGTTAGGATCTCTTTCGCCCATGAATCTTTGCCAGTTATCCCAGATAAGACGATTCGGGACGAAGAAGAAGTGGAAATCTATAAAAAGATTATCCATGAAAGGGAGAAGGGGAGTTGCCAATCTGGCAACGGATGAAACTTTGAGATTGAAGGTGTCTCCTGGGAGAGCTTCATCGACGAAGAACGGAATAAGTAATCCGGAGTCGAAAGTTGTTTTATATCCATGCGAACGGTTGAACCTTGATCGCTGAATATCAGCGTGAGGAACAGATGAGAAATCATGTTGCATTACGCTTTTTTGTCTTGTGTTTTGCGGGAACATTCTGTTTTCCTTAAAAAGGTGTCAGTCAGGACAGTACATAACAAGTAAAAGTACTGTCCCGACCGACCGTTATCATTTATCCGGTTCGTCTGGAGGCTCGTCAGAAGCCACAGGCTCATCGGAGTGACCCGCTGGTTCCTCGGGGGTCGGAGAGGGTGGCGGAGCATCCGCCACAGGTATTAGACCCAGCTTGAACGCTTCAGCAGCGTTATCTGGATTATCGACAAAGTCGAGAAGATTTGCTGGGTCATTATCGAACATAGTTCGAATTTCAGACGGCAGAGCATCAAACTGAGCATTTGCCGAGATTATGCGATTTACAGATTCTTGATAGTCAGAACCATCAGAGAAATCGCCATACATAGGAGTGCCAGAGGCAATGGGTGGTTGATAACCACGTTTAGTGAATCGTTTGACGATGGCATTGATATCCACGTCATTTTTGTGGTGTTGCTCCACTTTTGATTCACTGGAGAGGGCGGTTTGAACACGCCGAGAGCCGTTGCCGGCTCTTTCTGAGATTTTTTGTCTATTATTCATTTTCCTTTCCTATTTTAACAAAAACACGACGTATAATACATCTTATGTTACATTCGCGATCTAAATTACGGAGTATCTCCGTCGCCATTATAAGGAGGAGCAGCTTTCGGATGCGGATTAAGCGAAGATATTTCACAGACAAAGCGAGGAGTATCTTGAGGAGTTAAAACACCAGAATTATCATCCAATGTACCAAGATGAAAGAGACGATAATCCTCAGGGTATTTTGCAATCATAGAATCGGGGTTTGCGAAGACAGAGGCCAAGCCTCGTTTTGCGTCTTCGTCGTTATGAAACGGAAACGGTGCCTGATAGAATTCAGATTTCAGGTCATAAACACTAAATAATTGTTTTTTCATGATTCTCGTACTCCCTAACTAGTTTAAACGCTTTCGCTAATTGGACTTGTTCACGTGAACGAAGCCTCTGATACGTGTTATCGGACTTTCGAGCAAGAATGGCAAGCTTTCTTTTATATTTTATTTGTTCCATAGCAGTAGGAGCCATGACATCATAGAGATTATCATAGAATTTGGGGACTTTTTGTTTAACACCTTTATGGGTTACAAAGTCTTTCGGATAGAGATCGGTTTTGAATTGACCAAACCATCGAGCACCAATACCCGGACGCCGGGACATGGTTATATATTCCGGTTTTTTATAAAAAACTTCGCCAGTATCGAAGTCAATTTGTTGATAGTGTGCTTCTCCGGCGGGTCCGTTAATTTTCTTGGTAATATATCGAGCAACATAAGCAGCAGACTGATAAGTGACTGCACCAATCGCAGAGTAACCGAACGGCCAGAGCTTTTCCAGAGAGGGAGAACGATAGAGCATATTGCCTTTGCTATTATCCCACGGCTTTTTGTCGGGGAAGTCAAAGTTAAAGATACAAGCGTGATGATGAGGACGCATAAGATCATCGCCGTATTCCCCACAGTGGAAATAACGAATTGGATAGGTAGTTTTACCGGTTTCAGAATGAACAGGAGATAAGCCATTATATTTTTTCCTTAATTTTTTCATGAATAATTGAAAGTCTCGATGGTCGAGATTTCTATAGGGGTTTAAGTTTTCGTCGTTGAAGGTGAGCGTGATGAAGCAATTATAATCGTAGAGAGAAGCTTCGTGTACGCATCGTAACGCCCACTGTTTGCTTCGATCGATGCGACAACCGATGCAATTTGAGCACGGGAGCGAGATTTTTTCGTAAGGTAGACCTTCGGTCGAGGCGGAGTTAAAGAAGAGAATAAATTTTCCATTTTCATTTTTCCTTGTAGTTAATTTATATGCAGTTAATGGGTGATAGCAAGACATTTTTTTTCCTTTTTTTTTCACCCCCCTCCTGTGGTAAAGAACCCACAAGAGGAGGACGAATCGTAATTAAATACGATAACCGCCACGCGTAACATT